CTGGTAGTTCATTGCGTATTTGTTCCCAAAATATCTGTGCCATTAGTCCTCAAATTTTCCTTTAGCGGTAATTTCCATTTGTGCTGATATTGTGTATTCTAATCCGTTATTAAAATCTATTAATACATCACTACCAACTTGCGAAATAGCAGTTATTGCTGATGGTTCAACTGACAGTCCATTAATAAATATATCAAAATCATCTATTTGTAAAGCAGGATAGTTTATAGGTGGAGTAGCTATAGTAACATTAAAGAATGTAATACTATTTTCAGCCCCATTTACACTAAAGGATGTAGTGTTAGTGTCTATAGTGGTATTAAGTGCTAGATAAGTCTGTTCTTCTGGAGTTAAGCTAGCTGATACGATTGTAGTGACTGTTTTACCAGCTATTCCATCATAGAAACTACCTTGAAGACGTTCTCTAGCAGGTCTAACAGAAAGTATTTCTTCAGCTCCTACTGCTTCTAAGCCAAATTTAATAGCAGATTTACTATAAAACTTGTTCATATTAGCAATAGATGTATTAATACTGTCCGGTACTATGTGTCCCATCATATTAATTTGGAAGGATGTCTTAACTGTACGGTCTTGACCTTGAGTTACCTCTGTTGTTGTAGTATAACTGTCAATCATTGCTCTAAAATTAAATTTTTCCGGGTCTCCCCAGTAAGCATCTGATGCAAAGTTGATAGATTCTACTATTTTATTCATTTGCTCTACATATTCCGTAAATATAATGCAAGAATACGTAATATTAACATAATCAGGGATTATAACCCCGTATAGTTCTTTTACCGGCTCTCTATTATTTAATCTAGAGAATTTGTCGTATACATTTTTCTTAGAGTACCCTTTTTGAAAAATGGCAAAGTTGTTTGGATTGTTAGCATCCATTTTATTACCTAGAGTTCTGTTTTTTTCTACAGAATCTCTCTTAAACATGATAAGAGGTGTCTGTATCTTACCGTTTTTATCTCGATAATATCCATCACTTTGTACTGCTTTCCATCTTTCTGGTGAGCCGTAAAGAATAGGTACGTTTATTCTCTTGCCATTCTGGATAACTGATGGTTTGATTACATTATTAAAGTAGTATACTATAGTTTCATCAATATCTCTAAGGCCAATACTAAATTGCTTTACATCATCGTTCTTAACCGAACGTTGATACCCTCTATTCTTACGAGTTACATCGGGAGTTGGTGATTTTTGAGCATTGTTGTACGTATCAATGGCAGCTTGTGATAGTTGTGATTGTCTTTTCGGTAATATTTTAGTTTTCTTAGCCATTTATTAACGTGCTCTTGTAATTCCTACTTTATCTGCTCTTGTCAAGTGGCAATCTACTATAATAGATACAGAAGATCCAAAGCGACTGCCGTATGAAGTAAGATTATAGCTACTGTCTCTACCTACAAATAATTGGTTCTCCCTAACTGTATCTACTTCGTAATAATCTTCATGCCATAATACAATATCTCCTACTTCAGGAACAGTATTTGCATCAACTAAATCTTGTCTTATGAATGCGAAAGAGGCATCTCTTCCTAAATCAGGGCCAAATTCATCTACATTTATAACTTGATCTCCTCTGGTTATAAAGCAATTAAGTTTAACTGGGTTAAGATAAACCTTATCCATTGCTTCCCCGTATAAATTTGCTTGAGTATCGGTTAGTGACAGCTTGTAGTAGCCTATTTCTTGCTCTACTATGTGTTGTAATAACTCTCTACTAATGTGAGTTGAGAGAACATTGAAATCTTTTTGACTGCCAAATAGCATATATTACTTTTTCTTTTCAATTGTTTTTTCTGCTACTTCTATTTTTTTAACTTCAGGTATTCTTTGTACGGAAGTACTTTTAAAAGAAGCAAATGCCTCACTAGCTGTCTTTGTAGTAAGAATTTTTACTTTCATAATAGCTGTATTATTATCACTATTATGCGAAACCTGATTAACGGTCAATACGCCAGGAATAGCTCTAAGCATTTCACCAACATCTTGAACAGTTACATCTTCAGAATGTCCGATTCGTACCATTGCCTGGTAGATTGAGAATTGTATTTCTGAAATTAGATCAAATATTTTCATTATCCTATATATACATGCATCGGTACTCCGGCCATTGCATCATTTATAAATTTAGTCTGTGTTGCAGCTAATTCCAACTGATTAGTTAAAGAAGCAGTCTGCATTGTTGCTTTTAAGTCTTCTACTAAGAATACTTTTTCACCTCTTGCATCAGCTAGTAAATCTGCAGCATTCATAGTTACTTCTGAACCTGGTACCGGTACTGTAGTGTATTTTCCTCTAACATACGCAAGCATTTCTTTACAAGTTGCTACTGCATACTTAAATATCCACTGCCTACCGATAGCATTAATCTCTGAGTAGACTAGGTTTTGAGCGTTTACATTAGATATATTAGTACTGATTCCAGTTGTAGATGTTCCACCACCAGTACCTGATACAGAACCTCCACTCTGAGCTCCTGCTGCGATTGCTACTTCATCATCTACATATGCACCTAATTTATCTGCTAGTCTGTAATACTGCACTTTTAACTTACCGTTATTTTTTGGTACAGGAAATATTCTTAATTTATTATTGTTAATTTCAAAGCTATAAGAAGATCTTCTAATTTGATCATTAAATTCTATAGCTTGTACTTTTAGCATATCGTAGGAAGCAGGCATTAATAAAAAATTAACTCCTGGTGAATAAGATCCAAAGTCAAAAGCATCCATTAGGGATTGAATACCTGTTCCTGTTCCAGCATAAGGATCAAAGTACCTTAATATTGCAGGTGGTGCTTCATAAAATATTTTTCTTATTTCTATAGCACCATCTCCAATTAAAGACTCTAAGTTGTAATCCTGTTCTCCAGCAACTAAGTCTATAAGAGCACTTCTCATATCTACATCACCTCCTACACCAGCTTCCATTCCGTACTGCTTACTTTGTCTAATTACGTTTTGAAGACTTGGTCTAAAAACTGTTGCATTAACAGCTTGTCCTCCTGCTGAACCTCCAACTGTACTAGACATTGTTTCGGCAGCAATAGCTTCTATTACTTCTTTGCCGTATGCTGTTACTGCTTCTTCAAAAGCAGTGTAAAACTGTCTTTCGTTTAATTCTATATCAAGAACAGGCCACCCTAATTTTTCGGCACAATATCTTGCAACCTTAGGAGCATCTTCTTGAAATGCTAGGTCGTCGTCGTAAAATCCAAAAGGAGTAGATTCACCTGCTATAAAGTTGGTGGTTCCGTCCCAAATTTGAATGTCTGTGGTAGGATGTGACATAGTTTATTTATTATTCAACTGTTAATGCAATAAAATAGCCGAGTGTAGAACCGTCTGCATCTATTGATTGAGCTTTTATAGATCTTAAATCTCCGTATTCAAAATTATTAAAAGTCTCATTTACATATTCTGAGCTAAACATAAAACTACCGCTAGGTGCAAGTAGGTAATGTTGTTCTGATGTTGAACCAGAAACGTGCAAGTTTATATTATCATTAGATAAATTTGTAATTCTAGCGTACTTAATACTACTAGATACAAATTGACCGGCACCCGGTAGGTTATCTACATTGATTACTTCTGTTACAGAACCTGAAGGAATGTTCATTATACGATTGTCTGCATAACTAATACTAGGAATTCTAATTTCTACGTTAGTTCCTCTCTCTACTCCTTGGAGTTTTACTCTTTCTCTAATAAAGTAAGTAAAATTTGAATATTCAGGCATCTTAATATAGTTTATTTATAAATAGCAATTAATCCCTGAAGGTTTTATATACCTCAAGTATCGGTGCAACTATCTCATGTCTGTGGTTATATTCTAAAGATGCGGTTTTAAATCCTTCTACATTTTCTTCTAATCTAGCCAGAAAAGAAAATCCAGTTTCTCTTTTGTCTTTAAGGTCAATTTGAGCTAAATCTCCACATATTACCATTTTAGATCCTTTTCCAAGTCTCCCTATAACGGTTTCCATTTGATTATGAGTAACGTTTTGAGCTTCATCAACTATGACAAAAGAGTTTACAAAAGTTCTACCTCGCATAAAAGCAAATGGTACAATCTCTATTCGACCATTATCCATTTCTTTACGTACTTTCTCTTCACTATAAAGCATGAATAAGTTGTGATAGATTGGTGCTAACCAAGGATCCATTTTTTCACGTATATCTCCTGGTAGAAAGCCTATCTCTTCTTTAGCTACAGTAGGACGAGTAATAATAATCTTTTCTACCTGTCCTGTAAAAAGCATATCTAAAGCAACTTGTGTTGCTACTAATGTCTTTCCAGAACCTGCCATACCTTTAAGCATGGTTATTGGATTTTCAATAATAAGGGATTTGGCTTGTTTTTGTTCTTCGTTAAGTTGAACGTTAAATTTAATAGGGTGTTTTGGTCTTCTTTTCTGAACGAACACGTCGTCCGTATGATGGTTTGAAGGCATATATAATAACGTTTTAGTTTCTATATATAAATATCGGAAAAATAAAGTATATAACAAAAAAAAGAGGCCCGAAAGCCTCTTTTTATCTATTAGAAATCTAAATCAGATTATACAGTAGCTAAATCGCTAACGAAAATACGACCGTAGAATTCAGGTCTTAACATCTTCTTAGCATAACGAGTCATGATACCTTTACGTGGAGTGAAAGTATTTGGATCGTATACTAGAGGAGTCATCATTAATGGTACATAAGGAGCATAAACGGCACCAGTTTCTAGGAATTGGCTACCTCTATAGCCCAACAAGATTGAATTTTCAGTCATGTATGGGTTTTTGTATACTTTGTAACGGCCATTTAACTGTCCTACTTTCTGTACACCGAATGCAAAGTCCATTTTGTCACCGTCAGTGTTAGCAGCATATCCAGGAATTGATTCAAGGATAGTAGCAACTGTTGGAGAACATACTAAGAAGTTAGCACCACCTCTAAGGGTTTTCTGATGGATCTTGTTAGATACTTTTTGGATTTTAGTTCCAAGAGTTTGGAACCACTGTCCTTGAGTATTGTAGAAGTCAGAAGCACTAGCAGTATCCCAAGCATTGTTAACCCAAATCTTATTGTTTTGTGCAGACCAACGCTCAGTTGTAGCAGCATCTTGAATCAACATATCAAGGATCTCAAGATCGATCTCCATAGAGATATACTCGCTCAACAATGAAGTCAACTCAGCCTCAGCGTCAATGCTGTGGTAAGCGTTCAAGTCTTGAGCAAATTCTGGAGTCCATTGTGCTTTTAACTTACGAGTTTTAGCAACGATAGCCTCAGATCCAAGCTCTACGTTAATTTCTGGGATCTTAATATCTGTAGCATTTCTATCTTCAAAATCACCTCTTGAATTATCAGCAGGTTGTTTGTGGTAAATTACAGATCCAGATACATCAGTGGTTTGTGATACCCCACTTGAAGCGATAACAAAAGTTACGTTATTACCAGATACGGTAGTCAATTCTGGGTTAGAAGTTACATCGTCAGACCCTGAAAGGAATCTAAATGCTCTTACTCCTTTGCTATCAAACTCAGTACCAGACAAAGATACAGTAGCAGTTACAAAGTTGCTAGGAAGTGTTCCGTCTTGGTATGCGATAGATGCAGAAGTTGCAGCACCGAAAGCAATTAAAGCTTCAGAAGTAGAAGCAGAGTTGATAGAGTATCCAAATCTACCAGCACCGTAAAGACCGCCTGAAGGATCTACATCTACTCCCATTTTGCTATTGTAAGTAGATACGTTACCGTACATATTGGTATTGCTAGTGAATCCACCAGTGCTAGTTCCATACTTGAAATCCAAGAAGAAAACTAGACCAGAAGGCAAGTTCATTGGTTGTACAGATACGAAATCTTTAGCAGCGATTTGAGCGAATACTTTACGTACAAGAGGTAAAGCTACTCCAGCCCACTGCTCACCTTGACCTACGCCAAAACTGCCACCAGTTCCACTGTTAGATTGTTCGGCTACGATTTGCTTGGCTTGGTTTTCCAAGATCATAGCCATGTTGTTTTTTTCGATCTCATTAGTATATCCTTCTAAGAGACCAGATTGAGTCCATTTATCAGCTAAACGAGCAGCATCTGCTTGCAAGCTTTTAAAATTGTTAGACCCTTCTAATAATTGATTTAATTCCATGATTAAAAGTGAGTTTTTTTAAATTTATTTTATAATTCCAGCTAATTTTTGCATTCTTCTTACAGCATCACTAACTTCTGAGATTACTTCTGGTTTAGAAGCAGTTGTCCCAGTAGCTTTTGACGCCATACCTAATTTAGCTTCTTTGATTGAACCTTTAGCAGTTTTACCAACTACGTTATCGGCTACAGTCTCAAATACTAATTTTACTTCTTTAACTGTCTCAGCTTTGTCGAATGCAGCGATAACATTTACTTTTTGAGATTCAGTTAAGTTATTTGCTTTAAAAACTTTATTTACATAAAGTAACTTAGCGTTAAGAAGATTAACCTCTTGAAGTTGTCCTTTAAGCTCTTCAATAGTTGCCATAGCTTCTTCTAGTTCACTAGATTCTTCTAATTCAACTTCTTTCATAGCATCAGACATTTTACCCATTTCGATATCTTTAACAAAATCTGCTACTTTCTTACCAGCTTTCTTAGCTTGTTTAGACAAGAACATTACAGCTTTAATTAAATCATTTTCCATAGGGTCTCCGAATTCACCAACTCCATAGCCTGGACGTACTTCGTCAATTTCTTCAATTGATTCATGTCGTTGGGTTGCATCACCAGCAGCTTTACCTGCTTTACGAAGTCCCATTGCTAGTTTTTTACCTTTGTCTCCAAATTCACCAGCTTCTAGTTTGTCCATTAAAGCAGAAAGTCCAGCAGCTCCTCCGAAAAGGGCAGCTACACCAGCTCCTACAGTAATAGGATCTACTACTTCGTCAATTTCTTC